GCCTCGGCCTGGCGACCGGCACCCTCGCGGACCTCGATCTTGCGCGCGCGACGGCCGCGCTTGAGGATGCCTCGGACCTCGTTCGCGTCGAGTCGCACGTCGAATGGACCGTCGCGCCCGGCACGCCCGCGGCCCCGCCCGCCGTGGTCGTGGTCGTGCTGCAAGTCGCCAAGCGTGCATACAACAACCCGAACAACTACGCGAGCGAGACCGTCTCGGCGGACGGCGCGAGCTACAGCTACAGCAACAATCAGCAAGCGCTGTCGATCGACCTGACTGACGCCGAGTTGCGCACGCTCCGCGCCGCCGCCGAGATGGCTACCTACGTTCCCGGCGCGAACAAGTGGCGCGGCACCGGCTCGATCCTGACGTCGAAGCCCGACGTTCGCGGCCTGCCGGCCGGCAACTGGCAGCACTGGACGTGGCGCGGATGAAATTCCCCGACAGCGTCACGATTCTGCGCGCCACGGCTGCTGACGAGTACGGCAACCCCGACGCCGCCGGCTGGACCGCCATCGGGCCGGCCGTGCCCGGCGCCCTCATGGGTCTGTCGGCTGCGTTCCTCCCGCCGACCGCCGACGTCCGCGCCCGCGACCGGCTCGCCCTCCGCGGCGCGCTGTACGCGGTCAAGAACGCCCCCGTCCCGCTCGGACCGCCCGGCCGCCGTGTCATGTGGGTCGTCTCCCTCGAACGCCTCCCGGACGGCGTCTGATGGCCGAGGCGAGCGTCAAGCTTGATCACAAGGGCATTGCGGAACTGCTCAAGTCGGCCCGCGTCGTCGCCCTCATGAACGACATGGCCCATCAGGTCGCCGAGGCCGCAAGCGAGGCCATCAGCGACCGTAGCCCGGTCCCCGTCCACGAGTACACGACCGACCGAGGCGCCGCGAGCGTGTCGGTTATCGCGCCCTACCAGGCCACGCACGGCGCCCTGACGAAGGCCGCCGCCGGTCTCGGGCTGGAAGTGAGGCCCCGGAAGTCATGAGCGAGACGATTTTCGGCACGGCGAACCCCCTCGTCCCGTACGCCGAGGACGGTATCGGCCTGACCGTGGGCACGAAGTTCACGCCCTCGGCCGATGGCAAGGTGACCGCCGTCCGCCTGTTCACGTCGAGCCCGGCGCCGCTGGACCCGATCGACTGGAAGCTTCTCAGCGCGGACGGCTCGACCGTCCTCGCCTCGGGCACGTGGCCAGTCGGCCAGCCCGGCGGTACGTGGATCGAAGCGACGTTGTCCACCCCGGTCCCCGTGGTCGCGAACACGGTCTACGTCGTCGCGGCTGGTGTGCTCAAGCGGTACGTGGCCTCGGTCGACTACTTCGACGTTCCGACAGGGTCCACGCACCTGACGGCCCCGCAGGGCGCCGGGCGCTTCGCGAACACCTCCGGGTTCGCCTTCCCGACGACGCTCTATGCGAACTCGGGCTACTTCGTTGACGTGGCGTACGCGCCCGACAGCAACATCACACCTCCGCCCCCGCCCCCGCTCGGCCCTATCTGGGCGTTCGGCGACCCCGTGACAGGTGCGCTCAACGTTCTGCGCGCCGCTACGGCCCCGAACGGCGCCGCCCCTACGTGGGGGACCCTCGACCCGAATACGGCCGCCACGGGCGCCCCTGGCCTGCCCTATGGGCTCGTCGCGTCCGATGGCGAGATCTCGCACACGGCCGCCGACTCGACCGCCACGGTTCGCCTGACGGTCTGGGCCACGACTCCGGCCGCTGCCCGCTCGCTCGCCGGTTGGGCGCGTGCTGTGCTGCTCGCCTCGCGCGGAGACGGCGTCAACGTCCGGCACTTCGGCCGAGGCGCCGGGCTGCTCCTCACCACTGACCCGAGCAGCAAGTTCCCCGTTTGCACCTTCACCGTAGCGGCTCGTCTGCTACCTGTTTCGATCTAGGAGACACCATGAGTGGTGACCCGACGAACGTCAACCTGTGGCAGAACGCCGACGTCTACATCGCTCCCAGCGGGACAGTCGGGCCGACCGACGTTTCGACCGCATGGGGCGCGTCGTGGGACGCGGTCGGCCTGCTCGACGGCGACAAGGGTTTCACCGAAGCCCGCAGCGACACGCAGAACGAGCTGTTCGCGTGGGGCGGTCTGCTCGTCAAGCGGACGAAGTCCAAGCACAAGCGGACCATCAAGTTCATCGCCCTCGAAGACAACGACATCGTGTTCAACCTGGTCAACCCGGGTTCGACGCGGACGACCGCCTCGGGCATCACCACGGCGGGCGTCAAGGTTCCGACGAACGCTGAGTTCGCGATCGGCTTCGAGACGCGCGACGGGAACAAGGTCCGGCGCCGGTCTGTCCTGCGCGCCACCGTCGAGGCCATCGGCGACGTGGTCGACAGCGAGGGCTCGCTCGCGGCCTACGAGGTGACCGTCGTCCTGTACCCGGCCTCGGACGGGACCCTCTACACCGACGTGTCCGGAACCGTCACCGGTCCGTAAAGCTGCGCCCAACGTTGGGCGCTTTCAGAGCCCGAGCGCGACCGTGGGAAGCGCGCTCGGGCTCTCCCTTCCCACACCTTCCCGCCAGCGTCCACGGAGGACTCCACCCATGGCTACCGCCGCCCGCAAGCCCGCCGCCGCCACTGCCAAGACCGAGGCCAACGACGCCGAGGTCGCCTTCGCTTTCGAGGGCAAGAGCTACGTGGTCCCGACCGCGTCCGAGTGGGACCTCCCGGTTCTGGAGGCGTACGAGGAAGGTCGCGTGATCGCCTTCACGCGCGAACTGCTCGGCCCCGACCAGTGGGCCGCGTTCAAGTCGAAGCCCCGGAAGGTCGCCGACATCACGGCCCTGTTCGAGGCCATCGAGTCCGCCACGGTCGGCCCGGGAAACTGACGCGGCTCGTCGTTGCCATACGAGATCACTCCGACGCCGTAGAGGCCGACTTTCAACGCTTCTACGGCGTCGACTTGGGTGATCTCTGGCGCGGCGAGCTGTCGCCCCGTCGAGCGGCCGTTCTGCTCGCTCACCTCCCCGTAGGCAGTGCCACGTGGGCCGCTCAGGCTGACGTCCCCTACGGCTGGTCGCTCACTGATCTTTTGCTCGCGGATGTCTTCCACGCGATTACCGGCGAGCCTCACCCGCTGCACCCGAGCAGCGGCACAGGGGCGAAGGCCGCCAAGACCGCCGATGCCCTCGAACGGCTCAAGGCGCAGCGCGAGCGCCTAGCGGCGAGGAATGCCGCCGAATCCGCCTAGGAGGAACGCGCTGTGTCCAATGTCGGATACGCAACCATCAGCATCATCCCGGACCTCAAGGGGTTCAAGGAAAAGCTGACCACTGAGACCGAGGGCGCCTCGATATCCGCCGGCAAGTCCGGCGGTTCTGGCCTCGGAACCGCGATGCTCGGCACCCTCGGCGGTCTCGGTATCGGCCTCGCGGTCACAAAGGCACTCGATATCGGCGCGGCCGTTTTCGAGTTCGACAGCAACATTCAGCAGTCGACAACCGCTCTCACCTCGCTACTGCACAGCGGCCCGGCCGCGAATGCCCTGATCGATCAGCTCCAGAAGCTCGCGCAGACGTCGAGCGAACTGGATACCGGCTCGGCCGTAAAGCTCGGTCAAATCCTCGTCGGCATGGGCGACCCCGTGAAGAACGTCACGGCGGATATGCAAGCCCTCGGCGACGCGACAGCGGGCGTCGGCGGTACCCCGGAAACCCTCGACGCGCTCGCGCGCGCGTGGGGCCAGATGGCCGCGAAGGGCAAGATCCAGAGCGACGAAATCCTTCAGATGACCGAGCAGGGCGTTCCCGCGCTGCAACTGCTCGCGAAGGCGTACGGCGTGCCTACCGGCGAGATGCAGAACATGATCTCGAAGGGTCAGGTTCTCTCGACCGACGCGCTGCCCAAGCTGCGCGACCAGATAGAGAAGTCCTTCGGCGGCGCCGATGCGGCGGCCGGCGCGAACAGCATTGGCGGGGCGTTCGACCGCATCAAGGAAGCGGCCATCAGCCTTGCCGGCTCGGCCGCGATGCCGCTGATCAAGGCACTGACGCCGATCATCGCCAACCTCGCCGACGCCCTCGGCTCGCCGAAGGTGCAGGCGTTCGTCAACGCAATCGGCCCCAAGCTTCAGAGCCTCTTCTCGGGATTCGGCGGCGCGGGTGGCGAGATCTCGAAGCTCGGTCCCTCGTTCTCCCTGATCGTTACGGCGGCCGAGGGACTTTGGACCACGCTTCAGCCCATCGTTGAGCAGATCTTCGACAAGCTGCGCAAGGACATTCTTCCGAACCTCATCCCGTTGCTTCAGAAGGCGTTCAAGGCCATCGCCGACGCCCTGTCGACGCTCGGCGTCGTCGTCGGGAAGCTCTGGCAGATTTTTGGCCCGTCGATCCTCGCCACGATTGATGTTGTCTTCAAGACGATCGTGAAGCTGATCAGCGACGCGTTCGACATCATCGAAGGCATCTTCGAGGTGATCCGGGGGCTCTTTACCGGCGACTGGTCGCTTCTCTGGAAGGGCGTCAAGGACGTTTTCTCTGGCGCCTGGCATTTCATGACCGATTGGCTGACCGGCGAACTCAAGATCTGGGGTCAGGCGTTCTCGGCCGCGTGGTCGTTCATCAAGGAACTGTTCTCGGGTCTCGTCGACTGGTTCAAGGTCGAGGTCTGGGGCAAGATCGTTGAGGCCGCAAAGTTCTACATCGCCCTCACGGTTGCCCCGTTCGTCCTCGCGTGGAAGGGCATTCAGGCCGCGTGGAACGGCGCCGTCGCGTTCTTCTCTGCCATATGGGACGGGCTCGTCTCGGGCGTGAAGTCAACCGTCGATGCCGTCGTCGGGTTCTTCACTTCCCTGCCCGGCTGGATTCTTGGCGCGCTTCAGGCGCTTCCGGGCCTGGCGCTTCAGGGGCTCAAGGACTTCGCCTATGCGGTCGGGTTCGGTATCGGCCTGGTCGTCAAGGAAGTGATGGCCTTTCCCGGGCAGGTCGTCGACATCTTCACGTCGCTGTGGCATGACGTCGTCAATCTCGCTACCTCGCTGTGGAACGACGTCGTCAACGGCTGGAACGTGATGGTCTCGGCCGTCGTCGGCGAGGTCAAGGCGCTGCCCGGCCAGATCGCCGGATTCTTCACCGACATGTGGAACGCGGTCACCGGTCTGGCCTCGCGGCTATGGCACGACGTGACCGGGTTCTTTAGCCGCATGGTGTCTGACGCCGTGGGCTTCGTTACGTCCCTGCCCGGCAAGATCGGCGCCCTGTTCTCCCAGCTCTGGGACGACGCCAAGACGACGTTCATGACCGGTGTCAATGCCACGGTCGGGTTCGTCGCGTCCCTCCCCGGTAAGGCCATGGACGCCCTCAAGAGTCTCGGCGACGACATCAAGTCGGTCTGCTCTGACGCCGTTCACTGGCTTGAGCAGGCGGGCGAAGACGTCATCAACGGCCTGATCAACGGCATCAAGGGTGCTTGGCACAAGGTCACCGACCTCGCCGGGGAACTCGGACACGCCGTGTCGAGCGGGTTCGAGCACGCCCTCGGGATCAAGTCGCCCTCGCGCGTGTTCATGAGCCACGGCGCAAACACGGTCGCGGGCTTCGTCATCGGCGTGACCGGCGCACAGCATGACGCGATCAACGCCGTTCGCGGCATGGCGAACGGGGTCGTCGGCGCGTTCAACGGCACCGGCCCTGTCGGCGTCGGCGCTGCGCTGGCGAACGCTGTCGGCGGCGGCCGGACCCTCAACTACTACGCGAGCGGTAGCGGGCTGTCGTCGGAAGACGAACTGTTCGCCGCCGCCGGTCGAGCAAGGATGGTGTGGTAACCGATGCCCAAGCTTCGGCTGGAATCGTCTACGGACGCCTTCGACCTCGACGGCGTGTTCGGCACGGGCTACGGCGTCGTGGCGCTTGACGGCGTCAACGGCGTCGGCCTCCCGTCGATCGGTACGCAGTGGGTCGAGGGCGCCGGCAACGGCGCCGTGTGGCGCGGTAAGCGCGTCCTCGCTCGCGACGTTGACCTTCCGCTTGCCATTGTGGCGCCGGACCGCGCGACGCTGCGCGCGACGACGACCCGCCTCGCGCGGATGCTTGACGGTCCGATGACGCTCCGGTTCGTCGAGGACGACGGCTCATCGTGGACGCTCGACGTCCGCCACAACGGCGGCGGTCAGATGGTCCTCGGGACGGACACTGACCGCGCCGTGACGGAAGCGTCAACGGTCGTCAGCCTTCGTGCGGGCGATCCGTTCTGGACGTCCTCGGCCGTTCAGCGCGTCACGGTCAGCGCCATCACGGGCCGAGGACTGCTGAGCTACGACTCTGACGGCTCCGGCCCGTCGCCACGCGGCGGCTCGTCGCTGTCGTTCCTTCGTGTCTCGGCGTCACAGACCCTCGGCGATTTCACGATGCCGAACGACGGCGACGCGCCCGCGTTCCCCACGTGGACGATCGTCGGACCAGGGTCGAACCTCGTCGTCACGAGTTCCACGGGCGAGTCGTTCGCGTGGAACGGCACGCTCACGGCACTCGACACGCTCACGATCGACACCCGTAACGCGACCGTGACGGACCAGACGGGCGCGTCACGGTATGCGTCACTCGGTCCAGCGCCCCGCTTGTGGAAAGTACAGCCGGGCGTGACGACCGCTCACGTCGCCCTGACGGGCTCAACCTCGGCCACGGTCATTACGGTCGAGTGGCAACCTAGGAGATGGACGGTCGTCTGATGTTCGAGTTCACCGTCGAGGTTCGCGACAAGACGCTCGCGCGCGTCGGTCAGATCCTCCCCGAAGACCTGAACCTGAACGCGAACGACGTGTTCAACAACGTCGGCAACTGGACGCTGACCCTCGCCAACGCGCACCCGATGGTGCCCGTGCTCCGCACGCCGGGCGCGGGCATCATCGTCACGCGCGTCGACACGGGCGCAGTCCTGTTCTCCGGCCCGGTCGTCAGCCCGTCCGTTGAGGTGTCCGCGGCGGCCCCTGACGGGACCGTCACGCTCTCCGGGGTCATGGACTCGGTCATTCTCGCCGACCGGCTGAGCTATCCCGACCCGACGAACTCGGACGCGACCACGCAGGCCGCCGCGAACGACGTCCGCACCGGGCCGGCCGAAGACCTGATGTACGCCTACGTTGACCAGAACATCGGCCCGTCCGCCGTCGCGCCCAACCTGCTGACCGGCACGCAATCGACGTTCGACGGGACCGGCGGCGGGTGGGTCAACTCGGTCAACGGCCCCGTCTCGGCGAACACCACCGTGTTCCACACCGGCACCGGCTGTCTCCAAACCACCGCATCGGCGGCGGGAACAATCGACGTCGCTTCCTGCTCGGCCGCATCCATCACGACCAACGGCAAGGCCGTGGCGCCGGGCGACACGATTTCCGCCTCGGCGTGGGTCATGGCCGCCACCGCTGGCCGAAGCGTCGGAATCGCCGCGCAGTTCTACGACGCGTCCGGGGTAAACGTCGGGACGTACTTCGGTACGCGCATCGCCGACGTGACGACCGGCTGGACGCAGATCACTACTACCGTGACCGCGCCGGCCGCCGCCGCATACGTCCGTGTCCTCGTCGAGATCACCTCGGCCGGGGCCGCTGGTGAAGTCCACTACGTTGACGACGTCATCCTTCGGCGCGGCTACGGCCGCCGGGACGTGCGCCTGTCGTTGGGCACGAACGGGCACCGTGGCGCGACGCTCACGAAGTCGCCGCGCTTTCAGGCGCTCGGCCCGTTGCTGGCCGAGGTCGCCTCGGTCGCCGACTACCCGACCGGCACCGGCCGTCAACTCGGCTTCCGAGTCGTCCAAGTCGGCTCGGCGCTTCAGTTCCAGACCTACACCACCGCCGACCAGTCGGCCGCCGTCCGGTTCGACGTCGACAACGGAAACCTTGCGTCGAGCAAGGTCGCCACGGCCGCGCCCACCGTCACGCGGACAATCGTCGGCGGTCAGGGCGACGGCACCGACCGACTCATGGAAGAGGTCACCAGCGCGGGCAGCCTCACCGCAGAGACCGCCTGGGGCCGCCGGATCGAAACGTTCATCGACCAGCGACAGACGAACGACCCCGCGCAGTTGACGGCCGCCGGAAACTCCGCGCTGGCGCAGGGCGGACTGTCTCAGTTCGCAATGCAGCTCACGCCCTCCAATGACACCGCGTGGGTCTACGGCGTCGACTACGCCCTCGGCGACGTCGTGACCGTCGTTGTCCGCGACGGCGGCGACGACCCGTTCGCCGCGACGGAACTCTCAACCACGGTGACCGGATACGTGCTCAAGGCCGACAACTCCGGGGTGCGCTTCGGCGCCCTGCTCGGTCAGCCGTACGGCGATCAGGTCGCGCAGTTCGCCGCCCGCCT